ACATCTAAAATCTCTTCCAGTTGGTAACTCTCTGTGAGAGCGGAAGTGCTTTTCCATCTTTTTATCAGCTGCTGCTTCTTGTGCTTTATTCACTTTTAGCCTCTGTAGGTTTTACTGTTTGAGCTTTAAGAATCTCAGTGCCCAGTTTAGCACCAGCTTCCCAGTCATCCCGCTCTACGTCGCGACGTCTAGCATCCGCATTAGCCAAGCGTTCTGTAATCTTAGACTTGGTATCTGCTTGCGCTAGCTGGCGGTCTTCCTCGTCTTTCTGCTGCTGAAGCGCCTGTTGCTGTTCTTTCTGTTGTTGTTCCTGCTGCTGAAGCATCTCGCGCTCTGCATTAGGTAAGTCTGCATGTGGATCTGGTACTCCAGTTGCTTGACGAATCTGTTTCAGCAGAGCATCTTTATTCGGTAGATCACTGATCTCAAATGCTAAGTTAAGAAGAGGCCCGATAGCTTCTGGGGGTGCTTTGTTAATTGCGCCAAACAGGAGCTCCATATTCTTCTCACGCATAGTGTCAGTAAGAGGCGCTGCAGCAACCACTATATCAAAGTTACCGTCACTGATACTATTCTGGATGGTAATCCCACCCAGGTTTGCGTCGTATACTCTCTTGTTAATCTCAACAAACTTCTCTGACCCAGAAAGTCTGTCAGTGACACGTAGCACCTTAGGACCCGTCCAAGTGTCCTTGACCATAGCCATGGTAAGTTCACCCAGGCGTTTCTGAGAAAGCATAGCATTGTGGAGCAACGAGGCTGTCACAGTAGAAGAAAGCTGCTGCTTTTTATCCAGGGCTACTCCTGATTGAAGAGCGCTTCCTGAGCTCAAGGCTTCGTCGTTAGCCCCAGCAATCTCTTGTATTTCTCTCTCGGACTGAAGCATCATGTCAACCTGTGGAGTAGCTAGGGCCGACATCTCTTGAATCTCAAAGGACCCGCGGCGGCCTTTCTTCAGTACTATAAGACCATCCTGCCGGTTAGCTTCTGAGTAAACCTTATTTATATCCTTTGCGGCGTCCTCTTCAATTATGACTCGACGATTCGATATAAGAGAAAGTGCCATAGACCGGCGTTTATTTACTTCCATCGCTTGGTCTTTTATCTGTCTTGGAATACCGAAGGGCTGATTAAACCTATCCAAATATCCAATGAATGGAACAAATGGATACTCATCGTGACTATACGGACTCGGAACATCCTGAAGTAATAGATCTGATATAAACGTAGCAACTCTTGTCTTCTTAACGCACGCTGGAATAAGCTCAGTAGCGTACTGCATCGCGCTCATCTGGTCCGATGAACTCTTAAGAGCATCTACATCAATTACCTGACTGTCTGGCATAACCGCAAACAGTGATTTGCATAACACAGTATACCACATCTGTACAGGGCGTACACGTTTGCGGTCTGAGTTTATCCAGTGGTTAGATGAGAGGTACTTGTGGTGATCCTCTATAATTGTTCCTACGTCGTCTACGTCTGGTACATAGTAGTCAGATGAAAGCTGTCCGAATTTCTCGATAATCTCTTGTTGTTTCTGAGGAAATGCTTGGATAATATCCTCAAGATTCTTCCAAGCTGCTGTAAACCGGTACCTGCAGTTTTCTTTCCCGTCCCAAGGAGACGCATACGGGTCCCACCACGATGAATACCAGGGATGCCTAGTCCATTGCACTGGTTCACACCGGGGGTCGTAGTGTTTACCTACCTCTATACACCCATACCCAGTGATAATCTCGTCGCTAAAGGCCGACGTGATGAGCTCAGCTCCCTTGTTCTGATCCTTGACCATAGCAAAAGCTTCAGACATAACTTGTGCTAGCTCAGAGTCGTCCTTAGTCCGCCCTTTCGCTATAATATCTTGCTGGTTGCGAATAAAATGTCCGTGAATCAAGTTGATCACAGGAAAAATCCTGTTAATTGTCAGTGGAGCAATTCCTTTATCCAGAAGTTTCTTATAAGATGCTGCCGACCAGTGATGCGCGTCACGAAACTCGTAGTCGTTCCATGACTGGGCCCGCCACTCAGAGTGCGCAGCCTGTGCCTCGGACACCCAAGAGAGCAGTGTGCGAATGTCGGTCTGCTTAAAATCTGAACCCTGATTCTGACTTGTTATCATTATAAAGCCCACCGATCCGGTGTATCATCCCGCTCAAACTCGCTGGTATCGCCGATATCTCCCTTAATGTGTAAGGCGAGGTACTGAAGACCATCATGTGGGTGACTAAATTTATTTTTATCTGCCTTCTCGGAGAACTTTTCAGAGCCCGCAAGCTGTATTCTTCTCAATTTGTAGCCTCCATTAAAGCCCTTGCGTAGCATTTTACAGCGTGGATGAAGTAAAAAGGCAGGTTTACCGTCTCTTAGCTGCTGCAAAAAGTACCGGACAGCTTCCCAACGTACTTGCGGGTTGTTAGTGTTTGCAGCTTCCGCGTTAATACCCAGTTCATATAGTTCCTTGAATACCGTTTGTTCGTCAGTATCAGAGCGTTTATGCCCAGAGGGGTCACCTATGAATGTGGGTTCGTTCGACTTATACTTATTGCGTAAGGTCGGTAAGAGAACCTCGTTAGCGAACTGGTTGATACCCATACCTTCTGCAACCAGCTCTTCCAGTATATGGAGCGTACCATTCGGTGTCTCTTGCCCGATGATTGCAGCAGGAGTAAGCCCAAAGTCCATGCCGATAACTATTGGCCAATCCTCAATAATGGTGATGTTCTCAGATACATGGAGATCATCGGACCATTGCTCCCCGTAAATTGCCTTACCATCCTCAGATGAACCATACTCATTTGCAAGGTTTACTGATATCCAGGATGTTGACTTACCTTCTTGTCCTTGCATATAGTAGTTAGGTATTAAGTTGTGTACATTCTCTGCAAGCTCGTTTGGTATCCATTTACCGGTCCACTCTTGCCTACCCATGGGTAAACTTCTCATTTCTCGCATTAGCCCGCCAGGTTGGACGAAAAATGACCAGTTTTTAGGTTTAGTCACTTGAGCCATCTTGTACAACCAGTGGTCATCGTCACACTGGTTAGTGTCGCCGATCATGCCGTGCCAAGTGGGCCCACCATCCATAGGAGAGGGATACCTACCATGTCTCAGGTCGGCCATGTCTATGATCGACTTGTCGAGCTCTTTTATTTCATTAAACCAGAACCCTGTTATCTGAGTTCCTCTTAGTTTCTTTACAGTTGCTGGTCTATCCATGGCTACAAACACTAATTCAGCTTGTACTATGGACTTATCCTGGAGCTTGAAGTTGAGATAATGAGTGGGCGGCGAAATGCCTCCCTGCTTAAACCTCCCTAGATCTTCCCAAAGTTCTAACCAGTCTTTAATTGTCGTCGTTTGTAAATCCGGAAACGTGTTCCTAATTGCTACCCATCTAGACTTACGTATACCCTGCCTATTAGGTTTTTGTTCACACATCTGCTTCAGCAACCGCAGACAGGAGGCATACGTTTTTCCTGAACCAAGTGGACCAGTAATTATTGAAACGCGATCCCGGCTGTCTACATAAGCTTGAAGTACAGGGTCTAGGGTTCCTTGAGTTATCTCTACCTTCATGGGTCACTGAATCGCGTGTGATATATCCAATGTAGACTTAGCGCCCGAGAAGTCTCTGAATATGACTTGAGCAAGGCCCGTCTCATCAAGCTCGGCAATATTCTTAGCCATGGATGCCAATGAAGTTCCCGAAGTCATCTCTTTATATAGAGCCGACAGGAGCTTGAGATTCCTTGGATCTATATCTTGACTCACTTCATCCAGGATAGAGCTAGCAGTATCTATAATCTTGACTTCAAGAGCTAAGTATTTTGTAGCTAGGTAAATATCTTTAGCCAGGTTATATACCCGCATTCTCTTGTTTGTTTCTTCTATGTACTGGTCGGCTTCTAGAGCTAGCTGTTCTTGCCGATCCTCATAAGAGAGCAGGGTTCCTGATTCTGGTTCCGCTTTGGGTACAGCTGGCCAAAGCTGTTTCCAGCGTTGATCAC